CCTATCGAAGTATTGCGCCAGTATATTGAGCAACAACGCGCTCCTGAGTGACCGCGCTTTGCGCGGTGCGCTCTACATCCCCGCCCTAAAGGACGGGGTCTTTCGCGCAAAATCCTGATAAGGCGGATCAACAATCGCCAAATCAAAATGTTTATCTGGTACGGTTCGCATGTATTCCATGCAGTCTATGTTCAGTAATTCAATCGCCATAACTAAATCTCATTAGGTGTTCGGTGCATAACTACGCGGTCAAGTCGGACTCGCTAACGCGAGCCGCTTACCGCAATGTTAGGTTTCACAACAGCCCTTCCTGCGCAGGCTGTCGCGGCTCTTCGGGCGGTAGTAGCGTGCCCTGCGCCTGGGCCTGCTCTATGCGGCGGCAGGCGATGTCGAAATACTTGGGTTCGCGCTCGATGCCGATGAAGCTGCGCCCGGTTGCTTGGCAGGCCACGCCGGTCGTGCCAGAACCCATGAACGGGTCCAGCACCGATTCACCCCCCGACGTGAACCGCCCCAGCAGCCTGACCACGAACTGCAATGGCTTCGGGCAGGTGTGCACCTCGCCTGCGGCGGCATCAATCTTTGCCGCGCCTCCGGCGAAGTGGATGCGGTCGCTCTTGATTACGCCGTTGACGTTGCCGAAGCCCGGAAGGTCTTTCCCGTAGAACAGGATCGGCTGCCACTGGGAATACCCCAACTTCCCAAACGTGGCGGTTGTCTCCCACGTCCACGCGCCAATCCAATCAGCCTGCGGATATCGCTGGACGTTCGACACTCCGGGTGTGACCACCACGCGGCTCGCATTGGTAAGGCTCCACGGCATGAACCCGGCGATCAGGTCGTCCAGATTCTCTATGCTGTCCTCGTACCCCTCATACGGAAACCCAATCCCATAAGGCGGATCAGTAATCACCGCATCCACCTTCCCCAGCGTCGGCAGGATTTCCATGCAGTCGCCCAGGTAAAGCTCCGCGTTCCCGATCACTACTTTCTCAGCCACTTCAACTCCTTCACGCTTCGGACACAGTGAAACCTAACTAGTCGCTCAAGCGGAGCGCCTACGGCAGCCGCTTAGCTTCGACGTTAGGCCGCTAGGCGCAGCATCATCGCTGCCCGTAGCTGCCATCCTAAATATTCCGTGAATGCAGGCGGTATCGCCTGCGCCATTTCGTTTCTGCTCATCCAGTCAATGCCCATCGCCTGCTTGGCGTATTCAACACCGGAGAAGTTCCCAACCACATGGATGAATTCGCCATCTTTCGGTGGCCTTCCCATCTTCGCTTGCGGCGCTGCATGTACTGGATGCACCGGCACCGTCATCGGGAAGTTGGTTTCAAACAAGCGGTGTCGGTACGTGCGCAGCCCAAACATAGCCCCGCACAATTCCACTGGGTCTATGAGCGGTGATCCGGGCACGTTCTCAATCACCCACGGCAAGCCCAGCCGTTGCAGCGCTGCCCGCGTCGGCGGTATTAGCTCGGGGTGTTCATTGCTCTGTATCTTCCGCGTCTCGCTGTAGGCTTGGCATGGCGGGCTTGCGTGCACCGCGTCAAACCTGTGTCCGTGCTCGCGCAGAAAGTCCAGAGCGTCGGCCTGATGGAACTCGAACGGGTAGCGCATCTGCGGGTTTATGTCCACGCCCACCACATCAAACCCCGCCCGAGCATAGCCCATGCCCGCGCCGCCCGCGCAACAGTACAGGTCGAGCAATCGCGGCCTAACAAGGCGGTCAAGCGGACCTTGCGCAATAGGCGTTGTCATTTCGTTGCCTCCTTTCCCGGCGCAAGGCCGGTTAGCTCTTGTTAAGCCCTAATTACTGCCGCGCAATGCCCCGCGCCGCGCAACTTCGCCTTGCTGTATCCAACAGAGCCGCGCCCAGCCAGGCAGTGCCTTGCCGAGTTTTATGTATGGTGATGCGCGTCGCTCACACCCGTCCCCGTATCACGTTCCATAATTTATGGGAGTTGTGGCTCACGCTGTATCGTCATTATTTAACGACTCAGCAATAGCCATAATAATCGGCTTGTTTTTATGCCAGCAATCCAAGGAGTCTTCGCTCATTTTGCTAATCTCCTGATCAGTAAAATTGCGCCATTGCCCCACGCTGTGGTACTTACAGCCAATTCTTATATGGCTAGACTGGATATAGGCGGTCCATGTCCCAGCCTGGAATATACACAAATCCGCCTCGCGCAAATTCGCCCCGCTTAAATCCGCCCCGCGCAAATTTGTCCCGTTTAAATCCGCCCCGCTTAAATCCGCCTCGCGCAAATCCGCCCCGTTTAAATCCGCCCCGCGCAAATTCACCCCGCTTAAATTCGCCCAGCACAAATTCGCCCCGCTTAAATCCGCCCCACTTAAATTCGCCCCGCGCAAATCCACCTCGCGCAAATCCGCCCCGCGCAAATTCACCCCGCTTAAATTCGCCCCGCTTAAATCCGCCTCGCTTAAATCCGCCCCGCGTAAATTCGCCTCGCTTAAATCCGCCCCGCGCAAATTCGCCTCGCTTAAATTCGCCCCGCTTAAATCCGCCTCGCTCAAATTCGCCCCGTTTAAATTCGCCCCGCTTAAATTCGCCTCGCTTAAATCCGCCCTTACGCCATCCTGATCGCCGCGCAGCCATTTAGCATGGCCGTCTAGTTTGCCTTTCAGTTCTTGATTCATCTCTAATTCCTCATTTTGGCTTCCAAACGATTGATTCTGACGCAGCGCGTCGCTCACACCCGCCCACGCATCGCATTGACCTGCTGCGCCTGGCGCTCGGCCTGTTGGCTCCGCGCCTTGGCCGAATCGCGGTATTTTTTCATCCAGGCCAAATCCTCGGGAGTGATGCCGGGTTGGCAGTGTTTGGGGAGTGGATCAATTTGCGGCGGGAGCCGAACCCGAGGATGCGCATCCGCCGCGAATGACCAGAACCCGGCCCCGCCGATTTTTTTGGGGGGCTGGTACCTGACCGGTTCGCCCAGAAATTGCAGGGCGTTCAGCGCCTTACGAACATCAGACGCGGGGTAGCCGATCTGGTCGCCGATCTGGGTGGCGGTTAAGGGGCGATTTTGCCCGGTCAAAAATTTCTTCAGAATCGGGCCAATGGCCGGCGGGCGAGTCATGCGACCTCCTGCGTCGGACGGCCAACGGTGCGCTGGCCGCGCGTGGTGTGCTATTGGCCGCACTCGCGGCACTGGTACGCAAACCCGCCCCGCCCGCTCCTGGTGTGGGTATGCCGGGCGCGGCTGGCGCTCATAAATTCAATCGTTCGCCAGGCGGCGGCGGGCGAGGGGTAGCAGATTTTTCCGGTGGGGCAATTCATGGAGCCTCCATTGCGCCATCCCTGGCGCGGGCGAGTTAGGCTGCTTTGGATAGATCGCTCTTGCGGGCTTTCCATGCGGCGATGCAGCGGCTGCGCTCGCCGTTGCGCAGCCGGCCAATGTCGCGGCTCAGGGCGTCCAGGTCGGCGGTGGTTTGCGCCTCGCCAATCAGCATCAACAGGTCGCCGCACGGGTCAGCGGGCGGCAACTCCGGTTCCGGGGCGGCCTGAGTCGGCTCAGGGATTTCGCCGGTCTCCGGGTTCATTTCGGCTGGGGGTTCCGGGGTCGTGGCGATGATCGCTATCGGCGGTAATGGCTCCTCGTCGGCCACCGGCGGCGGTGCCCAATTCCCTTCGATGACTTCCCGCACGTTCAGCTTCTGACCCTGGCCGGCGGCGTCATCCAGTGAAAGCGCGGTCATCAGCTCAACGGATTTGGGCAGGAACTTGCAGAGGCGGCGCAGGACCGTGTTATGCGTGGGGGCCATACTGCGGCCACACAAATAAGTCTTCTCGGCGCTGGCTACGGCAATACAGCGCGTGGGGACCGACGGGACTTCTTCGATGCTCTTGATAGCGCGATAAATCGAGATTTTTCGATCCCTGATGCGCTCTTTTTTGCGGGGCAACGTCGCGCAGACGAATGATGGCTGCCAACTCACTTCGTGGGCTGTGGTTTCCACACCAAACCCGGACACGCGCCGACAAATCTGCAAGGGCGTCTCGCCCAGGGAAGATGCCAGCTCAAAAACTCCACAAGCCAGCGCGTAATTCGTTGAAGTGTATTTAACTCTCCCTCGGTCTTTATCCACATGCCCATCAGAATCAATCAGCCCGGCAAGAAGTTGCTTGCGCTGATCAATGGATGCCCGCAAGTAAATTTGTGGAATGTGCTTGTTGCTGATCAGATCAAGGGATCGCAGGTCTTCAAGCATCCCTTTGATGCCCACACACCAAGCGTCAGCCCGTTCGTCTTTTCTTACGGTCCCCAGCGTATAGGCTTCGGAGATTGCATCCTCCACATGCTGAAGATCATCAGTGTTGCAGGTGATTTGGGGCCTCCTGGCCGTGCCATCACCCAGCCAGTACCCAAGCAGGTAGGGATTGATAGGCAGGTCGGCATCCGGCAAATCCAGCGCACCTTGAACCGGAATTGTTACGGCAAGCCCTTGATTCTTTGCTGCAAAAAGCTCGTTGACCGTGTAAACCCGATATTGATCTTTGCAGGCGTTAGCTCCTCCGGCGCGAGCCAACCAGCGATGTTCGTCATCACAAACCACAAAATCCCCATTACTGAAGGTCACCCTAAAGCAGGGGATATTCTTTATTTCAGAAACATCAGTGACTGGCGTTGGCTTTCCCAGGTGGTCGAAAACCACATCGCCCACTGAAATTTCTCCCATAGTGATCCACCCGCTTGGAGTGGGGATCGGGGTATCCAGCGCTAGCCCTTTGCGCCACATCTCATCCGTATCGGTATCCCAAGGGGTTTTCTTGCCGTACTTCTTGGCATTCTGGCTGTTGCTCCCCCGGTCACGGATGGCCTCAATCTGGGCGCGGGTCATGATCTCGACGTGGTGCCCTCCATCGGCAAACTCGGCGACGGCATAGGCCAAGCGCGGCTCGCCCCGGTCGCCGTCCAGCAGCGGCTCATGCTCCAGGGTGACAAACAGGCCCGTCCGGTAGGTGAATCGGTCGCGCTCATAGACCACTTGCGCCTCGATCCGCTTGACCTTGCCGGAGCGGCGCACCAAATCCAGCAGTCCCTGATAGCCTGGAATCAACTGGCATTCCGATCTGTAAGGGATCAGGTAGCACTGCCCCATTAGACCCGGTTCCAGCCCTAACTGGCTAGCCATGATGACGGCGGCGAACACCGATCGCGGATCGCACTCCCCCAGTTTGGGGTTCTTCCGAAACTCGGTCAGAGCGATCCGGGTCATCCGATCCGGATTCAAATGGCGCGGCAGAGCGCGGGCAATCTCCGCCTGGTGCTGCTTGAGCAGGGCCGGGAAGGAGTGGGCTTGGGACAGTGTGGCGACGGCGGTGGTCATGGCTTACTCCTCAATCTCGGCATTCAGCGCCCATTTGGGCAGGGACAGCGGTTGAATGGCCTCGCTATAGCCGGGCCATAGATCAAACTCGCGGGCATTAGCGTAGCGAGCCAGATCGCGCCGCGCCAGAAACCGCCCCAAGTCAACCGCCTCTGCGTCCAGTTCGTACAGCGCCACGGCATAGGGTGGCGTCTTTTCCACGGCGACGAAGATGAAGCCGCCGGGCAGGTCGCCGGTGGCGGCCTGATAGGCGGCCAGATACCAAGCGGCCTGGACGTGGTAGCGAAAATGAGCGCAGCTCTTGGCGAAAGCTGATGAGCTGGCGTCTTGGGTGGTTTTCAGATCGATCAGCAGCCCGTCCGGGGTCAGCCAGTCAACGCGAGCGCGGCATCGGACGTTGAATTCGCTGTCGCTCCACAGCAACGAGGCTTCCGGCTGGCCGGATTGGAGCAGGGTTTTAGCTCGGGGATGAGACTGAACGGACAGAGCGATGCGGGTACACAGTTGCGCGTCATCAAGGCTCAATACGATCTTGCCGACATTCGCCGCTTCAAACTCAGCGAAGGCTTCTTTGCCGGCCTTGGAGCGCTTGTCGCCTTCTGGAGCGACCGCGTAATCCACAGCGAACCGCGCCGGCTCCAGGACCGCGCAATGCACGGCGGACCCGATGCGCATTGCGGCGGTTTCTTCCCGTTCGGCGTGTTTCCAATGCAGCGGCGAGCGGGCGATTTTGTCCAGATCGGATTTTCCGACCGCGTCCAGGGCGTGATAGGCGGCGTTGCTCAGTGTTTCTGCGGGATGCAGGCCATAGATGAAGTCGGTCATGCCGCTTCCTCCTCGGTTTCAATAAGGTTGCCGTCGCGGTCTTCGCAGCGCTCGCAACCCGGATGGGCTGGATCGCGGCAGTCGGGGTGACGGGTCAAAATGGCGCGGTGCTGGCGCTCTCTGAACGCCTGCATCCGCAGGTCGGAGATGAAGTCGTCGTCAGGGTCGCGTTTCATAGCCGCACGATCCGGGCGTAACCCAACGGGCCAACGCAGTAGTAGGGGATTTTCCCCGGACGAACCTGGATCAGCCACTGATCCAGTAGTGCGGTACAGGCCGGCGGCGCTTTGGCGACTTCGATACCGCCCGTGGAAAAGATGAGCCACAGAAGGGCGGACGTCATGCGGCCTCCCTATACATCTCAAACTCACGTCCCCATTGGGCAGCCATTGCGGCGGCAATTCCGGGGTAGGTGCGCGAGCGTTCCTTCCAGCGGTCGGGGCCGGGCGGCAGACGGTTCTGTCCACTGTTGGTCTGATTGCTCCAGCGTCGTTTGCCGTCAACCAGTTGCGGTTCAACATACGCCGTCGGGACCAGCTTCGGCAGCGCTTTGAGCCACAGACAGGTCGCTTTAGTTTCGCCATGTCCGTACTGCCAGGGCTGGATAATTTGATCGGGCTTGCGAATCCGACTGCTGATAATAGAAATCGGATTCTCGATACAGATATGCTTGATTGGAGCATTCATCAGAAATCGCACAAACTCCAATGCTTCATCCTGACGGCCATCTGCAATCTTAGCTTTGAAATGCCGCGCACCACTAACGGCAAGATGAGTGCATGGCGGGTGAAAAATAGCCAAGTCCCAATCTTCCGAAAGCAGCGGGATCACATCACCTTGGATATGGAATGGAGACCCATCTTCACTTTCCAATAGATCACAAGAGAAAGCATCATGTCCGAGGTTTCTAAATGCCTGTCTTACACGCCCGGAATATTCACACCCAACGAGCACTCTCATGATGCCTCCTGAAGCCTGGCGAGTTGCGCCTCGTAATGCCGCAACGCATCGCGGCGGCGCGGCGTGGTCAGTAGCAGCCCGTGGGCGTCGATCCGTTCGTCGTGTAGCCGAACAATGGATTTCAGTTTGGTGATTTCCTCGGCCTGTTCCCGGCATTGCTCAGCGAGGACGGCGGGCGCCTCAAAAATAGCAGTCATGTCGCTCATGCGGCCCCCTCGAACTTTGTGCATTTCGGCCCGTCCGGCGTGATGACCCACTCGACCGGATCGGCGTCCTCCCAGACAGGGCATAAATCATCATCTGTGCGTAACTTCGCACAGACCGAGCAGTACAAATCCATGAAATTATTGGCCTCCCGCTCGGTGGGAAACCACTGGATGGTTTTAGGGATCGCGTCCCCTAGCAGGTCAGTTACTGGCTGGCTCATAGCTGATTACCTATCCACAGAGCGCCTACGACTACGGCGACCACCGCCGCGCCAGCAATCAGCCCGGCCAAAAAATCGGCATTCAGCACTGGGTCCAGGGGCGGCAACTCCTTCGGTTCCAGTTGCTGCAAAAGCGGCCCCTCCGCTGACTCCAATGCCCGAAGCAGCGCCATAGCCTCGCGCCGCTCCCGGTCAATGCGCTGCCCCGCATGGGAGTTTTTGGCGCGGATGAGTGCAAGCTGGGATGGTTTGCAGTACGTCGCCATTGGCGGGCGGGATTTAAGTCCGGGTCCGGTGACTGTGCGGGAGACGATTGCGTTGTTCATTTTTCAGCCCCTAAAAAGGCCCGGCGAACCGGGCAAGCCCAAAGGAGGATTTGCGCCCGCGTCCGTGCTGAGCTGGCCCGACCGTCCCTTGTGCTGCGAGTGGCCTTACTGCGTTGCCGGTGCAGCGGGGCGGCGGGTTGAGGGGAATGATAGGCAAAGCCTAAGAATCTGTCAATAGCCAATACCTAATTTTAATTTTCAGGCCACCATAGTACTTGCACATAAATTAGACATCACCTAATATAATGGCATGAACACCACACCCATCGAAAAAGCCATTGCTGTATCCGGTACTTGCTACCGGCTCGCCAAAATGATAGGAATTAAGCCGCCGTCAGTTCACGACTGGCTGCGGTCAGGACGCATCCCGGCGGGGCGTGTCCTGGCCGTGGAAGCGGCGACGGGTATCAGCCGGCACGAACTCAGGCCCGATATTTACCCGATCGAAGACCAACAGGCCGCCTGACATGCCCGCGCCACTCCCTTACGGCTACCACCGGCGTCTGGACCATCCCTATCCAGCAAAGCCCTGGACAGGATCGCCGTTACCGCCGGGGACGCCCGTGCATTACATCGACGCCGGGTTGTTCGTGGCCTGCCGGATCCGTGGTTCGGGCGTTCGGCCCAAGACGCGGGTTCCTGAAAAAGTCATCTGCCCGGCTTGCCTAAAACTCCTGAATCTTGCCCATCCCAAACAGCCGCCCTGCGGGTCAACGACTGGGGCAACGGGTCCCTCGGTTGACCCGGCGCATGAGCGCGAACAAGCCGATCATCATCATGCAAGCTCCTCGTTTGGTGGTTCCCCCGCGTCCGTTTCGGCTGGCGCGGGGTTTTTATTGGGGTAGACCTATGGATAATCTGGTGGATTTGCACGACCCGCGCTATCTGCACACTCACTGCCTGTCGTGCCAGGCGCTCATCACCATTAGCGCCGCCGCCGCGCAAATCGGCAGGTTAATCCACTGCTGGCAGTGCGATGCGCCTGCCCGAGTCTGGCAGTTGATTGGCCGAGCCAATCGCCAGGAAGCGCCGGCGAATCCATTGGCCGGAACGTGGGAAGGGGCGCGGCCATGAGTCAATTATCTTTCATGGAAATCCCGGAAGCGCAAAACCCAGTTTTCATAAAGCCCTACAAGACTTTTGCGGTTGCACGAAAAAACTACGGCGGGACACGCCGAACGTTAAGCCTGCGGAGTTTGAGTCAGACTCCAATGGGCCAATCCCAAAGGAGCATCGAACGATGAAACAGGAACCTGGAAGGCAACAACCAGGAATCTCCGGCCTTCAGGCCGGAGAGGATGTCAAGGGCGAGAAGTTTTGTTCGGGCTGCCGGCGCTATCGACCGGCGGAGCAAATCGCCTCGACCCGTGTAGTTATCCACCGGACCGGAAAGGCGACGCGCTACCTCTGCGTGACTTGCACGGAGACGATTCGGGCGCGGACCGAGAAGAAGGCGGTGGCATGAGTGAGTTATCCCCTGGCTATTACGCCGCCATGCCCCAACAACCGATTGACGTGATCCGGGCCAATCTATCACCGGAACAGTTGACCGGATTCTATTTAGGCAACGCCATAAAGTATTTGCTGCGGTTCAATGTCAACCCGAGCGCGCCCGGCGCGTCGGGAAAGGGCGGATTAACGGACCTGAAAAAAGCAGCTACCTATATCGAG